GCTGGCGTATGTGGAGACACTGATTCGAGTAATGTTCAGGTCAGACTGTGTGGTGACGTTGCCATCGCCTGTACGAACCACGTGCTCAAGTAAATCAATAGTATCGGCTGGAAGATCGTAAGTGGCTGTCCCATCTACTAAATTTACGCTGCCTTCTTCGATGGTCCACATGTTGATGCCACGGTTCTGCCACTCAATAGTAAGCAGGTTCATGGAGCGCCTAGCTGTACGTAGGTCATAACCAGAACGCATCTCACGACCGGCACGCTCCCACGCTTCTTCCGCAATCTCGGTGAAGTCCATGTTGAACGCTGTAGTGCCAGAAGTCGCCATTATTTCTTCTTCCTTTTCAAAGGTTTAACCCTTTTGGGTTTGCCCGCCGGTTGTCCTAGGCGCTTCTTCTGCGCTACGCGGGACTTCTTTTCTGCCGCTGTCATCTCACCAGAGGTCTTAGGCGTTTTACTGGAGACTCGTTTAGAGGGCCTACAGTACGGGGTTCCCCGCTTCTCGCCCGCTTTGCGGCCACAGGCTTTGCCGGTTCGGACATCTTTCCAGTCCTCTTTGAACCAGCGCTTTAGGGCTTTGCCCTTCTCTGTCTTACGAACGGCCACTGGACTTATTGCCCCAGTTCTTAGCGCCGACTTTACGGCACTTGGCTATCGCCCCAGAAGCGTAGGCGGAAGGAAAGACTTTATAGCGTGCCTTTACCTTGCGGTAGCACTCGTCCTTCACCGTACCGCCCTTTTTAAAGGCGACGGGCTTCATTTTGCCCATGCCTCTACACTTCATCATCGCATCTGGCCCCTAGTGTGGCCCTTCTTGCAGATGCCATCACCGCGAACACAGCCGCCAGCTTTGTAACCTTTAACTTTGCCGCCCATGGCCATTTTGCCTACACCGTCAGCCGCGTAGAATGGGACTTTCTTACCGCCCTTTTCTACCATTTTCAGTGGGCCACCAGCTTTGTAGCCTTTACCAGACCCCATTGCCATGCCGCCTTTCGACAGACGTTTTGTTCCGCAACCAGCCATAATAGCCTCCTACCATTTAACTTTGTCAGCCCAGTAGGCTGCGCTCATTTTACCTTTAGCGATGTTCTTGCCGTGACGGGCCTTAAACGATTTACGCTTGGCCTTCATCTTAGCAGACTCGCCCTTTTTGGGTGCCCCAGCGGTTTTAGCGCCTTTCTGCCCAAAACGAATCACCTTCTCCTTCCCGCCCTCGCAAGCCTTCACAATGTGGGACTTTTTGGGGTGAGAAGGAGTACGTCGCGGCTTATTGCAAGCCATCGCTTTCTTGTCTACTTGCTTAGCCATTAGCTGTAGAACACCGTCATCGCAGTGATATTCGTGAGCGCAGTAATAACCACGTCGTTCTCACAGCGAATACCATAGTCTGGGATGTTAATAGAGTGCGAATCTTCTGTAGCGAAGTCGATGTCTAGTACAGTAGCCCCACCAGAGCCGTCAGTAATAGTTAATCGACCCGCGCCTACAGCACTAGTAAGCACTTGGACTTGGCGTACACGAGCGGGGCCTACGCCCAAGCTACCGGTACCCCCAGCAGCGACCCGTTTGGTTCTAATATCTGAACTAGACATAGGTTTCTCCTCTAGTTAGTAGGGATTAACCTTGCGAGACAGTAATAGTACCGTTGTCGTTCCAAAGAGCGCCTACAACTTCCGGATCTGTTTCAGGAAGAATGATGTAGCCTGTTACGTTACCAATCACATCGCCTGTTACGTCGCCAGTAGTATCGCCTTGGAAGCCGTTAGTCGAGATGACCGGGCCTGTAAAAGTGGTGTTAGCCATTTGAGAATCCTCACATGCGAGTTAATTTGGGGTGCATCTGTCTGCATGTCGTCAGCCGGGACTGTCAGATACACCGGATGACCCCGGTATAGGTACTATATACCACTTCGGAGCTAAGTCCACAATACTTAAGTAAAAAAGACCCGGCAGTTGTGGCTACCGGGCCAAGTCTCTAGGGGAGATAAAGCAGTTTCACAGTATCACTTAAGCCTGTGTTCGTAAATGTTCTTTATCCACCACATAAACATATCTTCGCTAAGCGTGTGTTTCATGGTGTTAACGCGGTTCGCCACTAGTTGGGCGTTCCCCCGTACGTAAGGGCCGTTAGGGTTTATGCGGTCTATAGAGGCGTTAAAGTCTTTCTTCTTACGGTCTCCGTAAGTGCCGTCTCTCTGGTGGGTCATAAGCATCCCAGATAAAGCACACTTACCGTCCTGCATCTCCCACATATCTATAACGTCTTCAGTGGTTAGGTCGTACTGAATTCCCTGCTTGACGCGCTGAGACTTTAGCTGGCCGTTTAGAACTCGGAGGTAGGATTCGGGGGTGGCGGAGGTTTTTCTTGATCTTTGGAGGGTAACGCACTGCTGGCAAACTCCCCGCACAAAACCTTCTTTGAAGTGCTCAAACTGGGACAGCAGCTTAACTTTGTTGCACGAAGTGCACACTCGGGAGCCTTGCGACTCTTTCTTTGCTTTGGTTTCTCTAGGCATATTACTTTTCTACCCACAAAAGAAAGGGGGCCGTAGCCCCCAATCTTAACACCTTTTTGCTTCTTATGAAGCGCCGGGTGAACCGAAGATGCCCAGTGGGTCAGATACGCCGAAGCTGTATCGCTCACGAGCCTTGTATCGGCTGTTGCCTGTGTCGAAGTCTGCGTCCATGCTAGTTTGCATAGGTGAGCGGACAAAGTGCTTCAGGCCGTTAGGTACGTCAGTCATCAAGAACCACGCATTGGTGTCAGTCAGGTAGTTATTTACTGTGTAACCACCGGGGATTGAACCATTGTTGCGGATTGCGTTGATGTCGTTGTCCGCTGTAGACACACGAAGCTCAGTATCCAACAGGCGCGTTGCAACGAATTGCAGGCTTGGTGGGATAACCAGCTTAGAGGGCTTAGCAGCGATCAGGAGACCACGCTCATCAGTCCAACCAGCGATCTGGATAACGGCAGCTTCGAGTGAAGTTTCGTTAAGATCGGCTGCAACAGCAGGACGGTTTGAGTTAGTGCCACCAGAAACGAGTGGGTGGTCAGTCGCACACAGAGTCTTGCCGTCGCCGTAAGTAGTGCCGGAGAAAGCGTTGTTGAGGATGCTAGCACCCTTAACTTGCTTAGTGTACGCCATCGCACGTGCGAGAGCCTTCGTGTAACGTGAAGAGAGTGAATCGTAGAGGTTATCTTCGATTGCTTCTTCAGTCAGCGAGAAGCCCATTGCAACTGTCTCGTGAGTGTAACGAGCAGTCCACGCTTCTTGCGCGTTGTCGTAGTCGATGGCAGAACCTTCACCCTTAACAGGTGCGGCGCCAAAGCCAGACAGCTTAGTTTCTTCCTCGAAAGACCGCTCCGAAGATTCAGTCTCGAAGATTTCAGCAGCCTCATCACCATACTTCTGGTATTCGAGGCCAAAGAGGGCGTTTAGACCCGGTAGTAGCTCCTTAAGGAGTTGCGCTCTTGAAATAGCCATTAGTTAAATACTCCTTAAATGCCGACGTTGTTGGTCATTTGATGACCGCCGGGGTTGAACTTAACCAGAATATCTGGGTTTGACTCAGTCAAATCAGATACCGCCGCAACAACACGGAATGCCGCTGCTGTGGTTTGAGTGGCACCAACTACCGCAGAAGTTGAGTTACCTGTAGCTGTATCGCCAGTAGACGTGGATTGAACCGCAGCAAAGTACACGTTCGCACCGATGTCAGACTGATCCATAGCAGCATCCGCTTGTACTTGGAAAAGTACGTTTGGATCGTCAACAACGTAAGCCTTGATAGCTCCGCCATTAGCAGTGCCGCTTGGGTAGTACTGAGCGAAGATAGTCTGGCCTTGAGCGTTGACATATTCACAACCAACGAAAACGCCGATTGCGCCAACACCACTAGTACCACTAATAGAGTTAGTAGTCAGGTCAGAACCGTCGCCAGTAGCGAGGGCGATGTAGCCGTCCGCACCGATAATAACAACTTGACCATAGAACAGGTTAGTTGCCTCACCAGCAGGGTCGATCAAGTACTGAGACGTGGCGCCCGCATAGGGCATTCCGTCAGCACGTTTTACAGGCTTTAGCCCGTAAGGGGTTGCAGATGTAGCCATTGTAATAGCTCCTAAAAATTAATTTCCGCTGCCGAAAGTAACCTTCGATTTCCTGTCGTGAAACAGGGGCATACGAGGATCATTTTCGCGCATCAGGTTATTGTCCACCGAGTGAATCTGCGATTCAGCTTGTTGCTGGTAGAAAGCATTTCGCTCTTGGACAAGCTCTTCTGGGGCCTTACACAGCATCAAACCGCCAACGATGACATTGTCCTTAAACCGGTCGTCTGACACAGTATCGGTAAATATCTCGGGGTGGTCTTCCGCACGTACAGGTTCCCAGCCTTCACGTATCTTCGAGGAGACGTTAGTGGCGTCAGATTGACCGTTAGTTGAAATACGAACCCAGTGATAAGTGTAGCCGTCTTCAGGGGTGGGATCAGGCAACACAGTAGGTCGCGTCCACGCCTTCTTACGAACATTCTTAGAACGGGTTTCTAGTTCTCTATTCTGTCTATTCTGAGTCATTACTGTTTCCTCATTAATGCAGCCTGTTGTTTGGCGTAATCTTCCAGTGGTACTCCAAGTTTTTTCGCAATAGCTATTTGTGACTGCGTTAACCTAATTTTCTTAGGTGCTGTGCTCCGCGTAGCGGGGGCAACCACGTTGCTAGATTTAGGCTTGGCCTGTACCTCTGGTTCGTCTTCTATCCCATCATCAAACTGATCGGGGAATACTTGTCGCATACGAGAGTTAATTTTCTCGTAGTATTCGTCGGATCGCGGGTCAAGCCCGTCTTTCGTTAACTTGTTGTGCAGTCCCAACGCAAAGGCAGTCATTTCGTCATCAGAACCGAACCATGGGTTATCATCGCGCCATGTTTCAGCCTTCTCATCACGCTCGACTTGCGGTTGAGGTGCCGTTGGGGCCTGTTCTACAGGATTACCTGTTGATTGTAAAGAAGTTTCAGCCTGCTGTACTTCTCTAGGTTTCAGCCCATTTACTCGCTCCATACGGATTTGAGCCGCATTTAGCATAGTCTGAGCTTCTAAAATAGCGTCAGGGTCGCCAGAGTCATAAGCTTGCTTATACTGGGCCTTAGCCATGGAAAGCTCACCTTCCACTTGCTTCTTAGCAGACTGAATAAGCGTGTTGTGGCTCTGATCTACCGAACCCTTCAGCTTATTGTTCTCTTCAATTAGGTTTTTAGCATAGGCTTCTAGAGCTTCTCGCTCACGAAGGGCGGCTTCTTTAGCCCTACGCTCGTCGTGATAGCCCTTACTAAAGTGCTTAATCCGGCTTTTCACCTTCTCAGAGTAGTTCTCTAACTCGTCGTCGGTTACTTCTTTAGGTGGTTCAGACGGCTTACGGCCTCTATCTTCGGGGGGAGTGTCGTCTTCTACCTCAATTTCTAAGTCACCCGCCTTGATGGTACCGTCATCTGCAGAGGGCTTCTTCATGTCCTCCCGACCGACCGCACCTTCTACTTCTAAGGGGGCCTCTTCTTCAGCAATATCAACCTCTACTTCTGCGGCTGCTGCTTCTTCCTTATCGGGGTCTGGAAATTCAAACTCTACTTGTTGTCTAGGCATGATCTATTCCTTATGCACGCGAAACCGCTCGCGGATCGTCAACGACTGCTTCGATCGAGTCGTCATTCATTAGTCGATATTCCTGCTTTCCAACCTTGAAGCGCGTACCTGTATTGGCACGGAACATCACGTAATCACCTACCTCGCACCAAGGCCCAGTAGGAAATCTTTCTTTGTCGCTATAGGCTTCTGCACCCATGTCCAGCACGACACCAACCGTAGACAGGATGTATTCTTCCCGCCGCGTCTGGTCTGCCTTAATAAGACCGCTGTCCCCAAACGTCTCCTCCACGTTAGGGAGGGCAATAAGCACCCTGTACCCCACCGGTTTCGGAATCGAGGCTTCTAACTCCTCTTGGGTTTTGATCTCTTCAGCTATCTTTTTCTGCCGCTTTTCTTCCAACGCAGTCATTGCCGGGGCGACGGAGGCGTCAGCCCCCACCCCGCTAACGGTTACAGTCTCAGTCATCGTCATCTTCCATATAGTTACGCGAAAGGTCTGATACTTCTCGTAATGCGGCGTTAAGACCTCGAATCACGCCACACACCTCCCTATACTCGGCAAAGTCTTTAGCCCCGCCGGATTTAAGAAAGTCTTCGCTGGAGCCTTTTAGCTCCGTAATTTTTTGGTTCAGCACGTCAAAGACGGTAGTAGACAACGGATCACCTCCTTACTGGGGCATTTGCCCCTCTCTGTTGGCTTTCGCCATATCCAAAATAGCCTTGGCCTCGTCTAGGTCTTGCCTAGCGTTAGCCGCGTCTGTCTGAGAAGCTATGCGAGCTGCTTCGATAGCTGATGACGCCTCAGCCTTCTTGGCCTCAAGGTCCAGCTTAGCGGCGTCAATGGCTGCGTCTGCCTGATCTTTCTGGGCTTTGCGTTGTAGCTCTGCTTGCTTCAACTGTAGCTCTTGCTGTTGCATCTGGATAATCGGGTCTTGAGCTTGCTGCTGTGCCTGCTGCTGCGCGGCCTGCTGTTGGTGTGCCTGAGTGAGCTGTATAGCCGCCTTAGACTGTAGCTGGGCTAGCTGTACTTCCATCTCTCTTGGCATCTCTTCGCCCGGAGCAGGCAGAGGCGCACCAATACGCTCTTCGATCTGCTGGCGATATAGGAAGGCAGTGTGCTCTGCGATGTGAGCCTGCAGTGACGCCATGATCTGGTTGGCCATGGGGTTCTGCCCGATAGTCTGCATGACCATTGGGTCTTGCATGAAGGCTTGGTGAGTAGCAATGTGCGCCTGATGGTCTTGGTACATAAACGCTTTGATAGGGTCTCCTACCAGCGCATTCATGTTCTCTCCTACCGGGTCGGTAGGCTTCATATCGTCCTCTATTGGGACGAGCTTGTCGGCGTTCTTGATACCCAAGACCTCGATCATCTGGCGATGAAGCTGTGGGAGGTCGTAGATTTGTGGGGTGGCCTGCGCCATCTGCAACACGGTTTGGTACTGGACCACTCGTTGGGCCATCGTGCTGCTGTTGGGGTCGCTGACGGGAATTACTTCCACCATGGCATAGTCGGCGCGTCGCGCGCGGGGTTCACCACGATCAGGCACGTACATATACTCTTCAGGCGCGTACTCAGCGATGATCTTTCTTAGGAGCTTGAACTCCTGCTTCATCGCGTAATGGACACGGGATTGGACCGCAGCCATTGGCTTTAGAGTACGCTCCAGTAGAGCGAGTGTGGTTCCAACAGGAGCATTTGCGCTCATGTCAGAGATATTCATGTCGCTAATTGCGCCTAAACGGCGGCCTTCTTCTGTGATCTGCTTCAATAATGCAAGAAGGGTTTGGCTAGGCTCTTTATACGGCAGCGGCATAATATTGTCGCGGATACTGCCAGAGGGTACATCTACATCACGGAATTCGCCCGGACCAATCGGTGTGTCGTCGCCCTTAACTCGTAGTCCGCGAGATTTGAGACCACCGGGGAGATTGGATAGGCTTCCAGCGTCCACGAGCTGGCGGATAAGGCTAGTACCAGCTTTAGCGTAACCACCAATAATATGAATGAGGCCGAGTCCATAAAATCCAAATCCGGGGACGTACACATAGTGCACGAAATGTTGACGCTTTAGCGTCAAAGAATCGTCAGGGTTCCAGTTGCGGCGTATAGCCAGCACTTCACCGGTACCCTTCTCAAGTGTTACCACATAAGGCTTTGCGATCTGCAGGTCATCGGAATCACCTTCCTCGTCAGCGCCGTCAATACCGTCAATAATCAGGTCAGCGTGGACCTCAAGGATGGTGTAACGGTCGTCTGAAGTCAGGGATATACCCGACTGCTCCGCTTTTGCCTCTTCTATATCGCTAAAGAAGGAAACTGGATCACCCAGCTCGACTTCTTTGTAGAACCCAGCAGCTTGCAACTTGATGATCTCGTTCTTTGTCTTGCGCATCACATGCGTAACACGCTCCGCAGACTCAATATTAGAGGCTCCGTAGGGGACAATTACGTCTTCAGCTGGGATATATAGGGCGATTTGACGGCCAATATTGGGGTCAAAATACACCTTTTTGAAGGCTGAACCGGCTAAGCCAAGGCTATACAGCATACGCTCGTGTTCAGGGCGGTATTCTACCATAACCTCTGTAAGTTCGTAATTCATATCCGTTTTCACACGGAGCGCTGCGTCTTCTTTGTCCTTGGTTACCTCACCAAGAATCTTAGTCTTAACCGGCCCGGCGGCGGGGAAAGTCTCGCTCATGGCCTCGGCTTGGAACCGGATAGCGGCTTCCGCCAAAATATTGCTATACACGCCACAGGCGTTTTCCCAAGGCTCGACACGCTCCTCGTAGTTGAAGCCAATCACGTCGAGGCCCTTCACGTAGCTATCGGCCCAGTCACGGCGGGCAGCCATGTCACCCTCGATGGCCTCACACAAATCACCAGAGATAGATTGGAGCTGCTGGTCGTCTAGGTAGTCAACAAGGTTCGCATCGAAAGGCGCCATGTCGATTTCTTCGATCTCCTCACCGAAGCTAATCTCAACGCTTCCGTCATCAAGCTCCACCATCACGGGCAGGTCGCCCTCGGTTACCACATCGACACCTACCATGGCGTCAGGCTCGCCCATCTCGCTCATGCCCTCTACCAACTCGTCGTCCATGCCCTCGGGCATGCCATACAATCCTTTTTCAATAGCCATTAGTAATATCCGCCTCTGCGCCTATACATTGCATCTTCTTCCTCTTCGTCCGAAGGCAACCTTATGAATCCACCTTTTCTGAACCGCATCATTGCTAGAGACACGGAGTCCACATAGTCATCATGCTCGCCTGCGGGGAAGCTCGCAACCTCATCAATCACCTCCTCCGCCCACTGACTGTTGGGCGCCCAGACCATACCCGAAGCGAACAGGTCTGATACCGCGTTGAGCCTACTTATCTTGTCGTTACCTCTGGTCGGAGTGTACTCCTGCACCGGTATACCCATCGCTCGCAGCTCGTATATCAGCGGCGACCCCGAGGCTTTTTTCTCCACAATGAGAGCGTCAGGCTCCCACCCGTAATACTGGTCCACTGCCGTCTTCTTCAGCGTCGGGAACTCCATTCGCTCCCTGTACGCGTTGAGCAGTATAATATTAGCCCTGTTCACCCCTTCTGCGTCGGGCTGGTAGAACACACCCCACGTAGTACAGGCTGAGTAGTCCGACCGGTTAGTCTTCTCGAACGCCGTATCCCACGACTGCAGGATGAAGTCTACCGGTGGTGGGTCCTCTTTCTCCCACGTTTGCCACCAATCTCGCTTGATTATGGCTGATGTCTCGGATGTCGGCTGCTGCTGGTACTGCGCCATCCACTTGCCGTTGGGCAGTTCTTCCCGTAGCGCCTTAAGCTCTTCCTCCGACCAAAACTCAGGCCACAGCGGGTTATCCGAGGGCATCAGGGCAGGGAACTCAATAACTTCCCACTCGTCTCCGCCTCGCTGGGCCGAAGACTTGAGCACCCTAGCTGTCAAATCCCTGAGCGACCAACGCGTCATTACGATCACGATAGCTCCGCCCGGCTGTAAACGCTGACGAGGACCCGAGGTGTACCACTCGTAAGTCTTGTCGTATATCTCTGGGCTAGTCTCAGCTAGCGCCGCCTCTTGTTCCGAGTGCGGGTCATCAATAATCAGTAGGTCCGCGCCCTTACCAGTTACCGCACCGCCCACACCGATAGCGAAATAGTCGCCACCCTTGCTCGTGTTCCATCGTCCTGCTGCCTTACTGTCGGCTGACAGGTGCAAATCAGGGAATATGTCGTGGTATATCTCCTGATCCACTAAGTTACGTACTTTTCGACCGAAACCTACCGCAAGTTCTGCAGTGTGTGAGGTCTGGATAATCTTCTTGTGCGGATATTTACCCAAAAACCAAGCAGGCAGAAGATAAGAAGCAAACTCAGACTTAGTGTGACGAGGAGGCATATTGATAATAAGGCGCTTACACTCGCCCCGAGCCACTCGTTCAAACGCTTCGGCCATCTTTGCATGGTGTCTACCCGATATAAACGTAGGCCAGACCTGATTCGTGAAATCTAGGAACTTAGTCTGCGCTTTTTTCTGCTTTTTGAGCTTCGCTAAATGCTCAAGTTCGGCAAGCAGTTTCTCTTGTTCTGACTGCGATAGCAGAGGTAAGACAGTGGGGAGGTCCTTTAAAGACAGCCCGTCAAACGGAGACGTCGAGTTCGTCATCTTCTGCCTCCACGTCTTCTTCTACGTCTGCATCTTCTATATCTTCGCCAAGCACTCCTAAAGCGTCGTCTAATCTAGACTTCGTATCGTCTTCAAGCACGCCCAACTGCTCGTCCAAGGGGACTGTTTCTACCACAGTTGCGTTAAGCAGGTTCTTCACCCGCTCCTTAATCGCGCTTTCTAAGTCTTCAGGGTTCTTATAGTTTATCGTTACCTCACTGCGTTCAGTGAAGATACCAATGTCGCTATGCTTACCGAGTAGCTCAAGTGCTTTCAGCTCGTACCTTGGGTCGCCGCAGTCGGCAATCTCCATGAGCTTATTCGTAATAGCAGCGCGAGCTTGGGCCGCGTCCATAGCCAGTTGTTGGCCGTAGGAGCGTAAAAAGGCAGCCGCAGCAAAAGCTGTGGTCTGATTAGACAGGTTGGTGGGCTTTTTGGATTCCGCCACAGCCCGCAGGAGTTCTTTCTCCCGCTCTACATCCCCTTCGCTAATATCGAGGGATGCACCCAATGATTCTTGAAGTTCTGCCGTATTTCCGGCAACAGCCATCTCTTCCAAGAGAGTACTAGGCTTCTCTTCGGCCAGATCGTAAGGGACCTTGTGGTCCTTAGTTGGCTCCACTTTTACAGTAGGCATATGTTTTCGCAGGTAAAAATACCGAGTTGGGCGCAGTGTAAGTCATTGCTACAGCAGGTGCAAGCGTTCTGGGTACAGAAAGCATTGGTGGGTACGTAGACGGTATTAGTACCCATTTTGGGTATGTCGTGGGTAATAAAATCAATAAGTTACACGTACAAAAATATTTTAGAGGGATTCGAACTCACCCTTTGGGTCCCTTGACGGGGGGTGTTTCTGTGTGCGCGGGGGGTGGGGTCTGGCAGATGGGAAATAAAAAGATAGGGGGTGGGGGGTAAAGAGAGGTAAGCTGATGAGTTGCTTGCTGTGAAAACTTTCTGTAATTTTTGTTGCGCGTAAGTCATTGATTTTATTAGTAAGACGGAAAGTAGGACTACGGGGAAGGCGGGACTATCCAAAAAGTCCTACGCTAAGTCATTGATTTTATTGGGAAGTGGTTTTTAAGTTTGTCAGGGTGTGTGATGTAATGTGCAAACTATTATGTATATACAAGCTATGGTACCTGACTGACACAAGTGGGGGGTGGGGGAGGGGTGGGGGTCGCCGAGGCCGATTTGACTTTGTACCACGATTTGCTATTATATACCCAAGTCGAGCGCACGCGGCGCTTGGCATAATCAAACCTACACGTTGTAGGTTCCATTTGGAGATCGAAATCATGACTAAAAAAACTACTGCTACTGTAACACCCGTACCCGCTGCTGATTTAACTGAGTTTCAAGCGGCTATTGCGAACGATGTTAAAACCGCCGTCAAATCTATGACATCCGGCCGCGAAGTCGCCGCTGCATATGACGCGCGCTTTCCTTTCAATTGGACGCTATTTAAAGGAAACAAGAAGGCGGAAAATTGCGGCATGAGCGCCGAGGAGTATAAGGCCGTCCGCGATGCGCGCACCGAGTATCGCGATGCTTGGAACAACGCGGAAGACGAAAACGGCAATCCCGTCAAACTGTATTCATTCGATCGCCGCTGGCAGTATATAACCGAAACCAGCACGCACGCACCGGAAGCCGAGGAAAGCGAAGCCGAGGAAAGCGAGAGCGATGCGCCGAGCGCTAAGACGAAAGCCGAGCAGTGCCAAGCCGCGCTTGAAAACGCGCTGCGCTACGCTACGCATGAGGAGTTTGACGGCAATATCTGCACCGCCGAGGCGATCCGCGAAGCGCTGAAGCTAAATGGATGGACGGAAGCCGAGTAACCTACACGTTGTAGGTTCAACCGCCGCCCTACGGGGCGGCATCTTTTCGGAGTGTTTGCGATGGTTTAATTTCGGCGAGTAACTCTCGCTAGGGACAACGAGCATAGGAGCGCGCCGCTGTAACGCGTAAGGAAAGAGCCTGTCTAAGTGTTCGCCCACCCAAGCCCACCAGTAAAACGGTGGGCTTTTTTGTGTCTGGCTCTCGCGAAATTTTCGCGGTGAT